GACCGCGCTATCGCTGCCGCAATGGGCGTAGCTCATCGCACTGTCCGCGCCGACGTGCGGGCGCTGCGTCGGCGATTCGAGGCGCAGAGCAGGGGCGAGCTTGCGAGGTTGCTGGGGGCGCTGCTGAGGGCTGAGGCGTGATCCTGCTGCCAGAACTTCGCACCGGCCGCGGGCTTAACGACCGCGAGCATTGGCGCGTCAGGGCAAAGCGCGTGAAGGCCGAGAAAGAGCGCGCAGCCTGGGAGCTTGCCAAGTGGGCCGAGAAGCCGCCTCTCCCGGCCGTGGTGACGCTGACGCGGTTCGCGCCGTCCAACGGGCTGGATGACGACAACCTCGCCGGCTCGCTCAAGGGCGTGCGCGATGCCGTGGCCGCATGGCTCGGCGTGGACGACAGGGACCGCAGCCGCGTGCGCTACGTGTACGAGCAGCAGCGCGGAACGTGGGCGGTGGGCATCAGCTTTGCGGGGTGGCCGTGAAACCGTGCCCGTGGTGTGGAACTTCGGGGAATGCGCTGTTCGACTTGTCGGACAGGTTCGACGCGGGGCACATCGCGCACGTGCATTGCACGAAGTGCGGCGCAAACGGGCCGAGCGTGTATAGCGAGCAAGGCGCAAGTTACGCGATTGAGTGGGCGCGCCGTCGATGGAACGCGCTGCAGCCGATCAGGGACGTAGAGGGCGCGCTCACGCTGGCGCGGAGTTTGTGCGGTGACAACGGCCGCGAGTAGTGAAAGAATCGGGCAATGAGCGAGCCAGACGTTAAAGAATCTGCCAAGAAACGCAAAGTCGGTGACGGCACGCCGGGGCCTGGGCGGCCAAAAGGTGTGCCGAACAAGGTCACGGCCGAGCTAAAGGACATGATCCTTGAGGCGCTGTCGTCTGCTGGCGGCGTTGACTACCTGACCGAGCGCGCACAAGACCCGCGCACCGCTTCGGCGTTCCTGACGTTGGTGGGCAAGACCTTGCCGATGACGGTCAAGGGGCCGGGCGAAGGTGGCGCGCACATCTTCCAGAAGATCGTTGTCGAAGTCGTCAAGGCAAAGTGACCGTGCAGCAGTTGAAGCCTGGTGACTTGGTGATGTGCCCCGGCGGCCATGTTGGAACGATTGATGCCGCACCAAGCCCGTTTGATGGCGAGGTAATCGTCATGTTTGAAGAGTTCCAATGGTTTGAGGATGGCTTGTACAAGGGCTACAGCGCCGAGGCTTCGACGCTTGTATTGATTGCGCCTGTACAGTGACCGCGCTGCACATCAAGGTTCCTGAGGCGTATCTGCCGCTTGAGGGGCCTCACCGATACATCGGCGCCCACGGCGGGCGAGGCAGCGGGAAATCGCACTACTTCGGTGAGCGATGGCTTCGGGAGAGCATCGCTGAGAAGCTGGATTTCGTCTGCCTGCGCGAGACGCTGAAGTCGCTTGAGTTCAGCGTGAAGAAGCTGCTAGTCGGCAAGATCGCGGCTTACAACGCTGGGGCGTACTTTGATGTTCAGGACCGGCGCATCACGTCGGCGCGTGGCGGCGTGACCATCTTTGAGGGCATGCAGAACCACACGGCGGACTCGATCAAGTCGCTTGAGGGCTTCGACCGCGGATGGTTCGCAGAGGCGCAGGCGGCCAGCGACAAGAGCTTGACGCTACTGCGCCCGACGATCCGTAAGACCGGCTCGCAACTGTGGTTCGACTGGAACCCGGAGAACGAGACAGACCCGATTGACGTGCTGCTAAGGTGTGACACGCTGCCGCCCGGCGCTGCCGTGGTGGAGGTGAACTTCGATGACAACCCTTGGTTCCCCGAGGAACTGCGGCTGGAAATGGAGTACGACCGCGCCCGCGACCCGGAGAAATTCGCTTGGGTGTGGCGTGGCAAGTACAAGAAGGTCAGCGAAGCCCGCGTGTTCAAGAACTGGCGCGTCGAGGAGTTCGACATCGACCCGGCTTGGATTCTTCGGCAGGGTGCAGACTGGGGCTTTAGCGTGGACCCGAGCGTGTTGGTGCAGTGCTCCATCGTCGGCCGGACCTTGTACGTTACGCATGAGGCCTATCGCGTCGGGTGTGAGATTGACTTCCTGCCCGACCTGTTCCGCTCGGTCCCGGACGCCGAGAAGTGGCCGACCATCGCGGACAGCTCAAGCCCTGAGCGGATTAGCTACATGCAGCGCCACGGCTTCCCGAAGATGCTGCCAGCCGTCAAGGGTGCCCGCAGCGTAGAGGAGGGCGTCGAGTTCCTGCGCACCTTTGACATCGTGGTTCACCCCCGCTGCCGACACACGATTGACGAGCTGACCGCCTACAGCTACGAGGTAGACAAAGACACCGGCCTTGTGCTGCCGAAGCTGGCCGACAAGGACAACCACGTCATCGACGCCCTGCGGTACGCGAACGAAGGCGCGAGGCGCGCGGCGAAGACTCCGCGCAAGGAAATCCCCGTTTCCACCCCCCGCGGTAGCTGGATGGCTGCCTAGCCTTGCCAAGTTAGTGAGTGCTCGCTAACATAGCGGGCATGGCTAAAAAGCAGCAGGACGGGCTCCAGCACGCGAAAGAGTGCTACGAAGATCTGCGCGAGGTGTGGGCGGAAAACCGCGCACGCATGCTTGAAGACCTGCGGTTTAGCAACCCGGTCACGCCTGAGCAGTGGGACAAGACCGCGCTAGACGCCCGCAAGGGCCGCCCGTGCCTGACGCTGGATCGAACGAACCAATACGTGGTTCAGGTCGTCAACGGCGGCCGGATGAACAAGCCGGGCATCAACTGCATGCCGGCCGACAGCGGTGCCGACGTGGACGTGGCCGAGGCTCTGGACGGCATCATCCGACACATTGAGTACCGCAGCCGGGCGCAGATTGCCTATGACTGGGCGCTCGAAGGGGCCGCGCGCTGTGGTGTGGGCTGGCTTCGTGTCGTGCCCCGCGTGGTCGATCCCCGTTCCAACCTGCAAGAAATCTGTATCGACCGCGTGCCGGACCACCTGTCCTGCATGGTCGACGGCGACCAGCCGGACGGCTCGGACGCGATGAACGGCTTTGCCGAGACGCTGATTCCGAAGAAGCGGTTTCAGCGGCTGTACCCGAAGGCCTCGACCACGAGCTGGGAAGGCGCCGGAGATGGGACGTGGGTTGTCGGCGACATGGTGCGGGTGGCTGAACACCAGTACGTCAGCGAAACCGATACCACGATGGTCGCGGTCAAGGCGCCGGACAACGGCGAAGAACTGCACCTGACGGAGATTGAGTTCGCCGACCTTGCCGCGCGTGTGGGCTACGTGCCTGAGCATCGGCTCTACAAGGCCAAGGCGCGCAGCGTCAAGTGGTGCACCTTCAACGGCGCCGAAATCCTCGAAGAAACCACGCTTCCGGGCCAATACATCGGCATCGTTCCGGTCATCGGCTACGAGTTGTTCGTGGACGGCAAGCGCTATATCTGCGGCGTGACGCGCCGGCTCATGGAGTCGCAGCGGGCATACAACTACGAGCGCTCGGCCCTTGTCGAAGCCGTGGCCCTGCAGCCCAAGGCGCCGCTCGCTGTGGCCGCTGAGAGCATCGAGGGCCATGAGTCGCACTATGAAGCGCTGAACACCGGCCAGCCGGCCTATCTGCCCTTCAATGCGCTGGATGGTGAAGGCCGCCCGCTGCCTCAGCCGTCGCGCATGGCCCCGCCCGCGTTCCCGACTGCCTTTGCTCAAGGCGGGCAGATGGCCGTGGGCGACATGGAAGCCGCGGTTGGCATGTATCAGGCTAACCTCGGCATGCCGAACAACGCCACGAGCGGCCGGCAAGAGCGCGAACGGAAGATGCAAGGCGATGTCGCCACCTTCCACTATGCCGACAACCAGGCGCGCAGCATCGAACACCTGGGCCGCATCGTCGTTGGGATGATTCCGGCGATCTACGACACGCCACGGCAAGCCAAGATTCTCGGCATCGACGGCCAGCAGTCCACGGTGGACATCGACCCGACGATGGAAGCCGCTTCCCGGAAGCAGGGCAAAAAGGTCGTCACCATCAATCCCACGGTGGGCCGTTATGACGTGCGGGTGAAGACCGGCCCCGGCTTCACGACGCAGCGCGAAGAAGCCGCAGAGGGCATCACGGCCATTCTGCAGGCCGCGCCGCAACTAACGCCCATCCTCGCGCCCGAGCTGGCGCGTATGCGCGACTGGCCGAACAGCGAAAAGATCGCCCGCGCGCTCACTGCGATGGCCCCGCCTGAAGTGCAGGCCATCATGGGCGACGACAACGAGGAAGCCCCGCAAGTGCCGCCGCAGATGATGCAGCAGATGC